CTTCTTCTCTTTCTTCGCGTATGGTCTTTGTGTAGTCTTTTCGCATTATCTTAGGTCTCCCCTAGTGAATCCAAAGCGAGCCAAGGACTGCACAAGATGACGCTCTAAAACCTCGGCCTCGCTTATTTCTTCCTTTGTCCTTCGTTCTATGTCGCTGTGCGCTATCTGTAGGCGCATGTCGGGCAATTCTTCGCGAAAAAGTCTAACATTGAAGAATGGCCCAGCAGCGCTATTTACTGTCTCAATTGTGGCGAATGTGTCGCCTAGTGTGTTGGTTGCGGTTCTTATCATGCTGTTATGCCTCCTCTGCTTCTTCTTGTTCTAGTTTTTCTGTCACTGCCAGATATATCAGGTCTACCAGCGCCCAGTATGCAATCTGCACTGCAAAGTCGTCATAAGACCCTGGATTCATTCCACAGTATACAACGTGGCTTTCTGCTTCGTTACGCTCTACACCATCCAAAGCCTGCACAAACTCATGGGCCTGAGCGTAATAGATAACGTACTGGCTGCCGTCAGCGTGCTCATGTGCTATGTCGTGCAGATCGTCAGTATCCCAGTGCTCACGTTCTGCCATGATGTCCTGAGCGATGCTGTTAACGTACTGTGTTATTTCGTATCGGTTCATTGTCTGCCCTTCTTCTGTTGTTGTGATTGGCTAATGCTGCCACTAATGGCCCCTGTATGCAAGGGCCATGTATGGGGCACTATGCACGCTTTACAGTATAGATACAGTCCAACATGGAAACAAAGTCTAACCTCATTGGGTCTCGGCGGCCAGTGTCTGCCAAGTGTTGCTCCATCTTATTTAGTAAGGCTCGGCTAACGTCACCGGCGTTTAACGCTTCCATTTGGCCTTTGCCTGATAGAGTACCGCATGGAGTGTTGTAGGTGTAGTTGTAAGTCTTTAGCTTCATTGTCTGTCCTTGTTTGTTGCTGTTGGTGAGTATATTGCCCAAGCACTAACACAAACGCAAGTATCCAAAGACAACACAAGTTAGACAGTAGTTGGACAATGGCACTACCTTATTGGCTACTACATAGGCACATACTCTTTAGCTTTCTCAAGTCCACTCAAGCAAACCGTTAGACTACCTCGCGCACCTAAGTCTAACTGTTGTACTCTTTAGCGCACCTAAGTCTAACTGTTGGGCTTAGTGGTGCGCCTAAGTCTAACTGTTGTACTCTGTTGTGCGCCTAAGACTAACTGTTGGGACATGGGGCTAACGATAAAGGTACGGGGGGCCGTAGGCACTCAGGTTCTCAAAAGTAAAAATTAGAAAACTACAGTAAAATAATAAAAAAGTAAGCAATTACTAACTTATGTAACCTTTTGAATACACAAGAGAAGTAGAAACTTAGATCAAGTCAAGAAAATAACAGTAAAAAGTACTTGACAAATGCTAAAAAATATGCTATAATAAATAGGTATTCTTAGATAGCTTAAGGTAAATACATTATGGATAATCAAGATGATCCTCCTAAGCGTAAGCGAGGTAGACCAAGGAAAGGAGAGATAGTCAATAAGACTAGTGGCTCTAGAGGTAAGGTAGGTAGACCTAAAGGTGATGCTTCAATTATCAATGAGTATAAAGCTAGGATGTTAGCTAGTCCTAAGTCTCGTAGAGTACTAGATAGTATATTTGATGCAGCACTTAATGATGACCATAAGAATCAAGCAGCAGCTTGGAAGCTAGTTATGGATCGTATGCTGCCCTTGAGTTACTTTGAGAAAGATAGTGCCGGTGGGCGCTCAGCAGTATCCATTACAATCTCAGGTATAGGTAGTGGCTCAGTTGAGACTGATATTACACCTAATGACCCTATAGAAGGAGAATACACAGATGTTTAAGTACTTCAGTAGGGATGAGTTTGTATGTAAAGAAACAGGTGAGAATGAAATTGAGGATGAGCTAATCTTTGCCTTAGATGAGCTTAGAGAGCACTGTGGTTTCCCTTTTGTAATCACAAGTGGCTATAGATCACCTGACCATCCTATTGAATTAAAGAAAAAGACTCCCGGTACACATGCACAGGGTATTGCAGCAGACATAGCTGTATCCTCTGGGCTACAAAGGTACACTATAGTAAAGAATGCTGTTAAGTTAGGCTTTACTGGTATTGGTGTAGCTGGTGGCTTTGTGCATGTAGATATTAGAGCTACTGATACACCTGTAATGTGGACATATAGTTAGTGAACACTAACAAAGACTACCTAAAGACTTTAGCACAACAAGAAGATCTAAACTGGGACGGTGATCCTGAGTTAGACGTAGAGTATGAGTGTGTAGAGGAAAAAGATCTTGATGAGTATGTAGTCAAGTGGTTTTATGACTAATCTTAACATACAACTACTGGATTGGCAAAAGGAAGTCTGGTCATCCGACACCAGATTTAAGATTGTAGCTGCCGGTAGACGTACAGGTAAGTCCAGACTAGCAGCATGGATGTTGATAGTCAACGCTCTACAGGCAGACAAAGGCCATGTGTTCTATGTAGCTCCAACACAGGGACAGGCCAGAGACATCATGTGGCAAACACTATTGGAGCTGGCGCACCCTGTTGTAACCTCTAGTCACATTAACAACCTACAGATTAAACTGGTCAACGGTGCAACCATCAGCCTCAAGGGTGCTGATAGACCTGAGACCATGCGTGGTGTATCACTAAAGTTCCTAGTGATGGACGAGTACGCAGACATGAAGCCAGAGGTTTTTGAGCAAATCCTTAGACCTGCCTTGGCTGACCAAAAGGGCGCTGCGCTGTTTATTGGTACGCCTATGGGCCGTAATCACTTCTACGATCTGTACAAATACGCAGAGCTAGGTGACGATGAGTCCTATGAGTCATGGCACTTTACAAGCTATGACAACGAGTTGTTAGACCCAGACGAGATTGACCTAGCAAAAAAGTCTATGTCATCCTATGCCTTCCGTCAAGAGTTTATGGCATCCTTTGAAGCTAGAGGCTCAGAGATGTTTAAGGAAGACTGGGTTGTGTTTGATGAAACACCTGACATAGGTGATTACTACATCAGCATTGACTTGGCTGGCTTTGAGGACGTAAGTAAGAAAAGAACTAAAAACTCTAAGCTGGATGAATCTGCAATTGCAGTAGTGAAGGTCAATGAAAACGGCTGGCACTTAGAGAACATCATACATGGTAGGTGGGACTTAGCGGAGACAGCTAGGAAGATATTTGAGGCTGTGCGGGACTACAGGCCCATCAGTGTAGGCATAGAGCGTGGTATCTCTAAGCAGGCTGTTATGTCACCATTGATGGACATGATGAAACAGTACGGTAGATTCTTTGTTGTAGAAGAACTAACCCACGGCAACCGTAAGAAGACAGACAGAATCATGTGGGCACTACAGGGTAGATTTGAGAACGGTCAGATTACCTTGGGCAAGGGTGAGTGGAACAGTAAGTTTTTAGATCAACTGTTTCAGTTTCCTGACCCCTTGACACATGATGACCTTGTGGATGCTTTTGCGTACACAGACCAATTGGCTAAAGTAGCCTACAGTTATGACTTTGAGATTGATGATCTTGAAGTCTTGGACGTTGTAACAGGATATTAACATGCCTACAAAACCTAAATCTAAGTCAAGAGTCAATGAAGCCGGTAATTACACCAAGCCCACTATGCGTAAGAACCTATTTAATAAAATCAAAGCAGGTGGCAAGGGTGGTAAGCCCGGACAATGGAGTGGGAGAAAAGCCCAGATGTTGGCAAAAGAGTACAAAGCCAAAGGTGGAGGATACAAATAATGAAGGGTGTATCACACTATACCAAAGAAGGCAAAGAATGGAAAGGCAATACTCACAAGATGCCAAACGGACAATTGCATACGCATAAGTCTCATGGCAAGACCAGTCAACGCTTGTATCACTTCAAAGAACTAAGCAAGACTGCACAAAAGAGAGCAAGGGGATAATTATGCCAATGTCAAAATATAGCTCAAAGCAAAAGAAACTGGCGCGTGTAGCTTCTCCCAGAAACAAAATTACTGGCGCAGACTTTAAGAAATTACGTAAAAAGAAGAAGAAGTAATGGCTCTAGCTAAATCACAACAGTCCTTAAAGAAGTGGACTAAGCAGAAGTGGCGTACAAAGTCAGGCAAACCCAGCACTCAAGGCTCAAAAGCTACAGGTGAGCGTTACTTACCAGAGAAAGCGATTAAGTCTTTGTCAGCTAAAGAGTACGCAGCTACCACCAGAAAGAAAAGAAAAGACACAAAAGCCGGTAAACAGCACAGTAAGCAGCCTAAACGCATTGCTTCTAAGACTAAACGCTCACGTTAAGGGTAAACAGTATGGATTATGGCGACAACGATGTTCTATCTAGCGATGAACACCTAGAAAACTGGGTAATGGCTAAGTGTGACTCGTGGAGAGACCACTATGAGTCTAATTATGCGGAAAGATTTGAAGAATTTTACCGTTTGTGGCGGGGAATCTGGGCAGCAGAGGACATGGAGCGCAAAAGTGAGCGTTCACGTATCATTTCCCCTGCATTACAGCAGGCTGTAGAGTCTAGTGTAGCTGAGATTGAGGAGGCCACCTTTGGTAGAGGCAAGTACTTTGATATTACGGACGAACTTGGCGATGCTGAGTCGCAAGATGTCGTGTATTTACGGCAAAAACTGCATGAAGACTTTGAAAAAACACAGATTCGCAAGCAAGTAGGCGAATGTTTGATTAATAGTGCAGTATTTGGCACTGGCGTAGCTGAAGTAGTGCTAGAAGAAGTCAAAGAAATGGCTCCTGCTACACAGCCTATCATGGACGGACAGCTACAGGCAGTAGGTGTAAACGTCACAGACCGCACAGTAGTCAAGCTGCGCCCTGTAATGCCACAGAACTTCTTGATTGATCCTGTAGCAACCACCATACAGGACGCTGTAGGAGTCGCTGTAGACGAGTTTGTGCCACGACACAAGGTACAACAGCTACAGGAAGAAGGTGTCTACAGGGACGTGTACGTAGGTCAGGCGGCTAGTGACTATGACTTAGAGCCAGATCAAGACCTTACAAGCTACGACGAAGACAAGGTACGCCTAACTAAGTACTACGGTCTTGTACCTCGCTACCTCTTGGAGATTGGCGAAAAGGAAGCAATGCTTGACGATGATGAAGACATTGCAGACATTGAAGTAGAGGAGCCAGAGAAAGACGAAGATGCAAGCTATTACGTCGAAGCTATTGTGGTTGTGGCTAATGGAGGCATCCTACTAAAAGCAGAAGCTAATCCATACATGATGCAGGATCGTCCTGTAGTAGCCTTCCCTTGGGATGTAGTTCCCGGTAGGTTCTGGGGCCGTGGTGTGTGTGAAAAAGGCTACAACAGCCAGAAGGCGCTTGACACAGAGCTTAGAGCACGTATTGATGCCCTAGCCCTAACTGTCCATCCAATGATGGCTATGGACGCTACACGGCTTCCTAGAGGCTCTAGGCCAGAGGTACGCCCCGGTAAGATCATCTTAACCAATGGCGATCCTAAGACTGTACTTAATCCATTCAACTTTGGTCAAGTCAGTCAGATTACTTTTGCACAGGCAGCAGAACTACAGAAAATGGTTCAGATGTCTACAGGCGCTATTGACTCCGCTGGTATTCCCGGCAGTATCAATGGTGACGCTACGGCTGCTGGTATCAGCATGTCCCTTGGTGCAATCATCAAGCGTCACAAGCGCACCTTGATTAACTTTCAACAGTCTTTCCTGATTCCATTTGTTAAGATGGCTGCTTGTCGTTACATGCAGTTTGACCCTGAGAACTATCCTGTCAAGGACTACAAGTTTAACACTACGTCTACCTTAGGCATCATTGCTCGTGAGTACGAAGTAACACAACTTGTGCAACTGTTGCAAACCATGCCAGCAGAGTCTCCATTGTACAACACGCTAATTCAGTCAATCATTGACAACATGAACCTGTCTAACCGTGAAGAACTAATGGCTAAGCTACAGCAGGCAGAGCAAGCATCACAGCCTACACCTGAGCAACAGCAGATGCAACAAGCGGCTGCACAGGCACAGATGGCCTTCCAGCAGTCCCAGACAGCAGCACTCAATGGTCAGGCACAGGAGTCTCAGGCTAGAGCGCAGAAGATTGCTGTAGAGACACAGCTTGCACCACAGGAGCTACAGATTGACCAGATTAAGGCAGTCACGGCTAACCTGAAGGCAGGAGACCAAGAGGACAAGGAGTTTGAGCGTCGAATGAAGATTGCTCAGACATTCTTGAAAGAAAAAGAGATTGACTTAAAGAATCAACCTCAACAGCAACCCATGCAACCCCAGCAACCCCTTCAACTGAGACAAGGATAAATTGATGGTAGTTACACGCACAGAGCTAATGCAGATTGTAGATCAAGTTAACAAGAAGTTTGAAGAACTAGAGTCTAAAATCAAAGAGCTTGAAGCCAAGAAGCAGCCGGTTAAGAAGCCAGCACCAAAGGCGGCATAATTATGGCAACACGACGAGATAAACCTATACGCAAGACTACAGGCAAGGGTGGCAACTATCGCTCTACTAAGTCTGGCGCAGGCATGACTGAGAAAGGCGTTAAGGCTTACAGAGCCGCTAACCCCGGCAGTAAACTAAAGACTGCTGTTACAGGTAAAGTTAAAGCAGGCAGTAAAGCTGCTAAGCGACGTAAATCTTACTGTGCT